TCCTGCGAGATGCCCGTATAAACACCCATGTTCAGTCTCCTTTGTTGAGGAGATGGGGGCCGAAGCCCCCATCATTAGGCCGACGGAACAACGCCGAGCTCAGCACCCATATCGATCAGCGCCAGCGAAATCTTGACGCGAGCGTTGTCGGTGGCAGCCGAGTCGATCGTCAGCAGGATGTCAGTGTTCGCCGGTTGGTACCGGGCACCGTTGGTGACACCAGCGGTGGTACCAGCAGCGGTGTTGATATCCAAGCTGGACGCGAAGAGCGTAGTGGAGCCCGAAACACCGAGGTCGATGGTGCAGGTGGCCCCCTCCGGACGCACTACGGTGACTGCAGCAGCAACCACGTAGGAACCCTTCGGGAGAACACCGATCACCAGCGTATCGGTAGCGGCCAGCGCAGCAGCGCCAGCAGCCGTACGAGCAGCGGCGATCTTGCGGAAGTCGATGTCGATGTCCACGACGGTGTTACGCATCGTGTAGTTGGAGGTGAAGCCAACCGAGTTCTTGTAGAACCCAAGGGAGTCAGTATAGGCAACCATGGTTCATTCTCCTTATGCGAACTGGACGACGGACTGAGCCAGCGCCTCGGGTTTCACAACCTTGTAGCCGTACACCTGCAGACCACGAACGATGTTGCCGAAGGTGGACTGCGCACGAAGCGTTTCCATCTCGGTCATCTGCGACGCGAAGGTGAAGCCCATCTTGTGTCCGGCGATGAGCGACGTCTTGCCCGAAGCGACGTTCAGGTTGTGCGACACGTAGAGCGTGAAGCGGTCGATCATGCCGAGACGGCCGTTGCGGATCGGCGAGACGCCGTCGCCCGAGAGCGAAGCATCCTTGAGTTCCGACTTCTTGATGAGGCCGGCCATGCGAGCCGGAATCACGAGGAAGCGGTCGCCTTCCGGCGCGTTGGCTTCGTCGAGTACGGTGCCCATGTCGACGATCAGGTCAACCACAGCAGTGGTGCCGCCAGCGCCGTCCTTGGTCACCGTCAGCGGAGCGCCGGCGGTGCCGAGGTTGAAGGCAGCCGACTGCTGACCAGCGGTGGCACCCTTGTTGAGCGCACCGATGCCCGGGAGCATGTCGGTCAGAACGCGCTGGTCGATCCGGATTTTCATCTGCTCGGAAGCATCCTTGGACCACATGTCCATCAACTTGATGTCCGACTGGACACGGTCGATGTCATCTTCGACGCAGGAGAAGTACTCGCCCCTGTCGATGACAAGCTGCATCTTCGGCGCGTCGGGGTTCTCGACGACAAGGTTCTGGCCCTTGACGTACTCACGAATGGTGATGTTCGGCTGGGTACGGATGTTGACCGTATCACCCATGCGGCGAATGTCACCTTCGTAGTCGGTGTTCGAGATCGCTGCGAGCACAGTGGCGTCGTAGAAGTTCTCGATCAGTTTACCGGACCAGACTTCGGGGATAAAGTTACCCGCATAATCTGGGCGGCCGGGAGCGACTGGGTAGGCCATGTGTTGTCCTTTCACTTAGCCAGTTTCACGTGATGCGACCTTCGCGCTGTGCGGCGAAGATATCGCGCTCGATCCGGTCACGCTCCTGCTCCTTGCCCTTGTACACACCTTTGCGAACATCGTCAAAGAACTTGGCGATGTCAGTGCGCGAATAGGACGCAGCGTTATTACCAACAGTGCTGGCAGAAGCTGTAGTCCTACCGCGCCCCGGCGCGATCTGTTTTTCAAGCTGAGTAGCAGTTGCGGTCCGAGTTTGCTGAGCAGCAGAATTGCCATTCGATGACTGCCACGTGCGGAAGAACTCACCGACGCGATGAGCGTCGAGTTGACCTTGTGCGACGTCGAGGTACATCTGCCGGTTCATACCGGACAGAGGATCGACTTCCAGCAACCAGTTATGGAACCCTTGGTTGGCGTTGATTTCACGCCAATCAGGGACAATAGCTGACAAATCTGACCAGAACGCATTCTCTGCACTGAGAGCTTGCTTCTGAACCACACTCTCCACCTTGGGGACGACGTTGGTCTGCACTTGCATGACCATACGCTTGAGCTCGGCGATCTCACGCTGCGCATCGCCGAACTCTTCCCGAGCCGCTCTGCGCATGACGTCGATAGAATCTCCGTAGTCCTCAGTATCCTTGTCAGTGATGAGCTTAGCCGCAGTACCCTGTGCAGATTTACCCTGCTGGGGTGCGGAGAGCGAGGCGATCAGCTGTTCAAGCTGACTTACCCGCTGGTTCATCTGGTTGTTCTCCGCCCGAAGTCGGGTGGTGTCAGCATTGTACATCCCCTGAAGAGACCGCCAGCGCTGTTCGTAGGTTAGTTCTTCGTCGGTAGTGTCGGGTCGTCCATGCTCGGCGGACGCCGACTCAGCTGCAAGAGGTACGACACGGTTGGCAGGCTCAGCCTCAAAGCCCTCATTGCCCGTCTCAGCGCCCATTTCGGGGACTCCAGACTCGGGGTTAAGGTCTTCGTACAGCTTTGCAACAGCCTCAGACTGTCGACGGACTTGCTCAGGAATAGCCACTTTGAACGCTCCTCTCGGGTGTGCGTGATTGGATCAGCTGCCTCTACGAGGCTGTGCTGCTAAGTCAGGGGACTCACCCATGAGCTTATAAAGCTCACTCAGAACCTGACACCGCCCCTGTGCAAGTGTCACGCTCTGTGGCCCAACGCTGGGTAGCCTTTCAAGCTCAGACATCCGCCACTCTCCCAGCCACTCAAGAATGACCGGGTGTTGACGGACGCTGTTGGCCAGCGCGTGGATTACTTGTGGGGTAGCCTGCTTCACTGCGGGCCCCCACCAACTAGGTTCATACCACCGGCGGGTGCGCCGGCTTGGTCGAGTGTCTCGGGCGCAGCCTGTCCGCCGCCGGGGGCGGGCATCTGCTCAGGTGCTGCGGCCGCTATGCGGTTCGTCATGGCGAGCTTGTCACGCGACGGGACGATGTCATCTACCGACATCTGCAGCCCCTTAGCGACCTCGCGCAGCAGCGCTGCACGGCCCTCAGGACCGATGATCCCCATGTCGAACTCGTTGGCTGTGGCATTGAGGAACTCAACGCGGCGGACGTTGACCGTCTCTTTAACCGCGAGGTTGACCGCCCCTTTAGCCACGACCTGTGCATCGCCCTTGATCGACTCATCCGGATCGTACCGCATGTTGTAGACGAACTGACGTTGCACGATGACCTTGAGCACATCGTTGTCGATGTGCATGACGACCTGACGAATCCCCTTACCTGCGGAGCCCATGAGCATGGACAGGCCAGAGGCTGTGCGCCCGGCCCCCTGCACGTTGGTGTCGCCGTAGATGTAGGACGGGATGCCACTGTGGTCGTCAGCCAGCTTGGAGAACCGGTCGTAGACGCCCATCAGGGTGTTGGCATTGTCGTCAGGCTGGTTGAACCGCACGGCCGGAGCAGACGAACCCAGCGGGTCGTTAAGGACCTGCCAGATTTTCCACGGCTGCAGCTGTGTGATGTCCTCGTTGGGCGGCAGTCGCTCAAGGTTGACCTCGACCTGAGGCCCCGAAGCGATCGCCATGTTGTTGACCAGAGCCCGTGCAGCTGCGTTGCAGATGTTCTGCAGGTCCTCGATGATCTCAGGGATGCCCTTACCCCAAAAGGCTCCCGGCTGCTTGATGAACGACGTCTTGGCGTAGGGCTTCTCCCCCAGCGGATCGTAGTTCAGCACAGCCTTGATGACGTAGTTCCCCACGACCCAGACGTTGGCGTCGTACTCACGGGCCTCGTCAGGGACTTCCTCGTTGGTCATGCCCCACTCGCGGAGCATCTTGCCGCTGACCTTGCCCCAGAACTCCAGCGTGTCGTAGACCTGCGTGGGACGAAGCTCGGTGTGGAACTTGCGCTCCTCTTCCTCACGGGAATCCTTCTGCCACTCCTGCACCCACGACTGGGTATTGCCGATCTCTAGGACCTTGCGGATGGCTTGGTCGTCATACCCCGGCACGCCGATCAGATCGGCCAGCTGGGTGCGTGTCATCTCGTGGTACTCGAACAGGTACCCGTCGTTGATGCGAGTGATCCCCGGCTCCGGGTAGATGTTGAACGGGCTGACCCGCTCGTACTCAGGCGCGATGCGCTCGCCGGGCTGCAGCGTCGTGCCATCCCATTTGAGGTAGCGCTGCCGGCGGACGATGGGCCCTTTGACAAAGGCGGCCGGGAACGTGACGAGGTCTGTGATGAACTCGTTGAACGCGTCAGACCAGCCACCTTGAGTGAACTGATCCTCGATCCGGGTCTGCATCCGATCGACGCGGTTCTGCGCCGCCTGCAGAATCTTGAACCTGAACTCCTGCGCCACAGCCTCTTTGAGCTCTGCCAGCTGGGTGCGGTTAGGCGCTTGTCCAGAGGCTTGCAGGACCTCCATGATGCGCTCGGCAAAAGCCAGCTGCAGTTCTTCCGAATCCTTGGGGGAGAGATCAGGGATCGGTGTGGGGGCTAGGCTCCACGGGGGAGTACCGCTGTCCAGCAGAATGTCCCGCAGCCAACTCTCGGCTGCACGACACTTGACCTCTGTGATCATCATGAAGACCTCAGAGCCGCCCTGCGACTTGATGGCCTGCATCTTATCGGCTTCGTACTGACCATTGCGCTGCCGCATAGCCATGAGCATGATGTCCGTGATCGGGTCCCGCGATATACGCGCTGCGTCCCAACACTGCTTTAGGTGGGCGACGATGCCCAGCATGACCGGCGCGTTCTGGCGTGCAGACAGGTCTTTCTCGGCCTGCTCGCGTTCCATGCGAACAAGGTCCTCGTTCCCCACCACGCGAAGAATAGTTAATCCAGCCATGTACTACTCCTACCAAATTTGAGGGACGGTGTCAAACTTTGTACTTCTTCTTCCATGGCTGCAACCGTTGGATCGCAAGACTACGGGGATTCCTGTTAGCTACACCGGTAGTTGCTACAGTACCAGTGCCAAAAAGATTTATATTATCGTAGGCTACCGCTGTAATAACTTGGTTGCCTATTACTACAACTGTACCGGCCCCGAAAGTATTGGGGTTATCGTACAGCGCGGCTACGATACTGTAGTCAGCTGATACAGCACCGCTACCAAACGTGCTTGCCGCACTGTATACTGTACCAGTAACTGTGTAGGAACCCGAGATCGTTCCAGCGCCGAAGGTGTCCGGGTCAGTGTATAGCGTGCCTGTAGTCGTGTAAGCTGTGGATAGCGATCCTGCTCCGAAAGTGTCAGCATCCGTGTAGCGTACGCCAGTTATTGTATTAGATGCTAGTACTGTGCCGGAGCCAAAGGTGTCCGGATCAGCGTAAAGCGTACCCGGAACAACATAGCTAACAGTGGCTGGTCCGAAGGTATTAGTATTTACGTAGAGCGTACCTACTATAGCTAGTCCACTGATAACAGTACCGGCACCAAAGGTATCCGGGTCTGCGTACAGCGTGCCAGTTACAGTTACTGCGCCTGTGCTGATGCTGCCAGCGCCGAAGGTGTCTGGGTCGGTGTAGCGTGTTCCGGTCAGGTTCTGCGTCGCGCCGCCGACGGAAACCGTACCCGCGCCGAAGGTATCTGTCGCTGCGTACAACGTGCCGGTCAACGTGACCGGGCCTACACTGATGCTACCGGCACCGAAGGTGTCTGTCGCCGCGTATAGCGTACCTACCAGCGTCTGTGTTACTGGGCCGGCGGCCGCGCCATCGTCGGCAATCGGCAGTTTGGCAATGGGGAAACTGCCGAGCATAGCTAAACCTTACACCTTTATGGTTGCGGCCAGTCTGAACAGATCATCCAGTTCTGCGTCGTCGAGACCCAACTGAGGGGCTATCTCATTCACGAGGGGGCTGTCTCGCCGAAACTCGTTGATATCTTCCCAAGCCATCGCAGCCAGCGCTCCCTGCGAAAGCACCAGAGCCTCTGCGTCGTCCAGCAAGCCCATCTGAGACAGGGCGGCGCGGGCTTGGAAGCGAGAGATCACTTCAGGGACCGGTTCGGGTCCGGGCGCGGGACGAAGCTCCAGAACCCACGTCTGCCAGAGAACTCCTTCGCCGTCAGCGACCGGATCGACCTCGACGGCCATGTACTCAGCATCTTCCGCCGGTGGCGCGACCGGGCGCACCAGCGGGATGCCAAGGCTCTCATAGACCGCGCGGGGCGCTGACCCTGCGGGCATCGTGCCATCGGCGTTAAGCAAGAATTGGTTCGGCATGATCTGCTCCTCTCAGAAGTAAGTTACTACAAGGACAGCGCCCTGACCACCGGCACCGCCACCGCCCGCAGCAAAGCCCACGACGCCAATCGCACCGCCGCCCCCTCCCCCGCCGGGGATACCACCATTGCCCCCAGAATAACCGGTGCTGGTACTTGTGTGACCGCCACCTGCACCGCCATCTCCGCCATAATATAGGTCAAGCGAGTTCGATCCGGCTGTGCCTGCAACGAAGGTGCCCACCGGGCCGTTTCCGATG